TATTCCGATTGGCACTGTTATATCTGGAACTGAAGAAGGTAACGGTTTTTATGGTGCATTGGTTCCCAAATTGTTTATTCACAATGAATACAATACTGCAATCATTGAGAACATTTTGAAGCGCCAGAGACAGGTGTTAAAGCAGATTAAGAAGGAAATGGAGCAATTCAAACGCAGCACAATTGACCCCCGTACCTTTGTGATTTTAGATGATTGTTTATATGACAACACGTGGGCCAGAGATAAGATGATGCGACTTCTCTTTATGAACGGTAGACATTGGAAGGTAATGTTAATCATCACAATGCAATATCCGTTGGGCATTCCACCAACGCTAAGAACTAACATTGATTACGTTTTTATTTTAAGAGAGCCGTATATTGCCAATAGAAAGCGAATTTACGAGAATTATGCAGGTATGTTCCCCACATTGGAGTCATTTTGTCAAGTGATGGACCAGTGTACTGAGAATTATGAGTGCCTTGTGATAAATAACAACGCCAAATCCAACAAACTGCAGGACCAAGTGTTCTGGTATAAGGCAGATGCACATAATGATTTCAGATTAGGGTCCAAGGAGTTCTGGGAGCTATCCAAATCCATCAATGATGACGAAGAGGATGAACAATATGACCCAAATAATGTGAAGAAACGTGGACAAGGGCCAAAAATTGCAGTTAAAAAGTCAAAGTGGTAACACGCTTTTATAAAAAGCGCTTTCAAAATATATAAGCAGTTTAAATCAACTTGAAGAGTATCCTATTATAAAATCTTGCTTTACATTTAGGTAAAGCAAGAACAAATGATGAAAAACTGCTTAACCTTAAAGATAAGCAAGATTCTATGTTATAGAATAAAAAATACATAATAAAATTTACAAAAGGAACAAAAATGTAATGGCAAATGTGGATACTATTTGTAGAGTAATAATAGCTCTAGACAAAAAATTCTTGCATTTAATGTCAACATATGCAGTGGTTGTCTGAAAATTAATTGACATAATTAAGGCAATCCATATTTTATGATTAATAAACTGGCTTCTTGGAAATCCTGATTGTATAAAAAAATTTTTATCAAAGTCAACTAACAAAATGTAATAAATTATAGCAAAAATAAGTGTGCAAGTAATCTGCAGTGCAAACAAATTAAAGTATTTTACATATGTGTCTGGTACAAGTCCAAAGAAATTGCCAAAAATGCAGGCATCCTCATATAGTTGTGGTTTTTTTTGTTTATCATTTTTGTTATTATCAGCATTAGTGTTTGTAGTGTCGTCGTTGTTTGTATTGTTATTACTCATTTAAAATATTACAATATAAAATATAAAATCAAAATTCTTATATTTTATTTAAATTCAATTCAATTCCTAAATAACGCATCAAATCCAAAAATAAATAGTGTTTTAATCAAGACGTTCCATACTGTCATCCTCCTTCTTTATAGCAAAAGGACCACTGAGCAACTCAGACCTACCATAATCAGATTGACCAATAACAATATTGTCGCCATCAAATAACTCACTGCGAATATCAGCAGCTGAAATTGCATCATTCTTAGAAAACTTAGCATCCTCGGCACCAATTAGGTTACCATCCTTGTCAATATCCTGAGTAATAGTACTACCGTGCTTCTCAGCATTCTTCTTATTATCATCAATTGCCTTCTGCTTGGTCTCTTTAACACGCTGCTCGAATGCAGTCTTGGCAACCGACTCATTCTTCTGCTTCTCCTGGGCCAACTGATTAAGCTCCTCCTCCATATACTCGACCCGACCAGTCTTGTACGCCTCGGGGTCCCAACAGAGCCATTGACCAACAGGACCAACAAATACGTCAAAACTGGAATCAGTCTCTCGTAACAACTTAGCACGCATTTCAGCCTCCTCTTGAGTTGCAAAATTGCCTCTAGACTTGAAGCCTCTTACAGAGGTCTGGAAGTTGTGCTTGATATTGAACTGCTTCTCCATCTCCTCCTCATTCTTATCCAAAAAGGTCTTGTAGTCGTCCTCAATAGAAGAGTTAATAATATTCTCTCTCTCCTCCTTAACAAAGCCTTCATAGTCCTTTATCACATCCTCAAAGTTCAACTTGTACTTAAATGATACAAAATTTAGAAATTGGTGAAACTTCTCCATTGATTTTGTGAATTCCCACTTCTTTAGGAATGATTCAAAAAAGAACATTTCCTTCTGCTTCAAAATCTTCTCGGGAGTAATAAAAGAAAAACAACCAAATTGTTGGCCTGCGATGGGCTTGTCTAGTTCCAAAAGGTCTACATATTTAGGATTCTCAGAACCATCCTTTCTTAACTTTCGTTCAAATGCCAACTTTTTGGCAACATTCGATTTAGATTTTCCACTCATTATATATTTATTTAGTTATTCGTTTTAAGTTTTAATTTGCATAATTATTATTTAATTAATATTTCACAAATAAATTCTTATTTTTTTCTTTTTTATTTATATAGAATGGCTATGTTTAATGTCGCTGAACTTGTTAAGAGAATTGTTAAGTACTTGATTGAGGGTCTGATGGTTGCTATTGCTGCCTTCGCTATTCCCAAGAAGTCTTTGAATATGGAGGAGATTATTCTGCTTGCATTAACTGCTGCTGCTACCTTCGCCATCTTGGACACATACATTCCTAGTATGGGTGTATCTGCACGCACTGGTGCCGGATTCGGTATTGGTGCCAACTTGGTTGGATTCCCTGGTGGACTCTAAAACCACCTTTTTTCAACCTTTTAAAAGGTTGAGCCAAACATATGAAATATAAATAATTTGTTCATTTATATTTCTTATCCAAACATTTGTCGCATCTCCAAGTAAGTCATATTGCGTCCAGTTTGCTCCTTAAACATATCAGCTCCTGCCTGCAATCTGCCAACTAAAGAATCTGGATTATTCAATAATGCTATTCCTTCTTGCATCGTCTTTGGATTAATATCAGTTTCAATCTTCTTCATAATTGCTTGAAGATTAGGTTCAGTAGGTTTGATATTATTATTATTATTGGTATTAGTATTGGTATCAGCCATTTTTATATATCCTAGGCAAATAAGCTTTATATTTGTTGAATATATATTTTCTCAATAAATATATATTATGGATAAAGGTAAACTAACATTAGCCGATTTGGCAGTTTCTCCAAGATCTAAATCTAGGTCTAGGTCAAAATCTCCAAAATCTAAATCTAGGTCCAAGTCTAAGTCTAGGTCAAAATCTAAATCTAGTTCCTCTTCTGGTTCTTCTGGGTCTAGGTCTAACCCAATGGCAAAGACACGAAGACACGGTGATAATCGTCATCCTCTATCAGTTACCCAAGGACCAGGATATGGTGATTTGGCAAAGACACGAAGACACGGTGATAATCGTCATCCTCTCTCTTATACAAAAGGCCCTGGATATGGAAAATTAGGCAAGACTATAAGACCTAAATACAGTAATATGTAATTTATACAGCATTACACAGCATTACACAGCATTACACAGCATTACACAGTTGCAATAAACTCCCAATCCAATTCAATACACATTTTCTTCCACGTCTCATCTTGCTCAATCAATTTCTCCCTATCCTTCAACATTGGAATATCTTCTAAAAACTGGTCTTCTCCCAAGAGTTCACAGAACTTATAAAGAACGTAGTAATAGTTCAAAAAATTAACCCGATAATCAGGACACGTCTTTGCATAAGGTGACTGAATCTCCATAAACAGATTACAAAGTGTTTCTTCTAATTCTGGACTAAAAACAGGTGGTTTTATTCCTAACTTATTTTTAATAAATGCAATGTGTTCATAATATTTATTAAAGCCAAGCTTCTTCAAAATCTCTTTTGTCTTGTAATGTGTTAGTTGTTCCAATTGTATACGCTCCTTTTTGATTTGTTGTTGAATCTGTTCTATAACATCATCTGGAATTTGTGTAGTTTCTTTCCCCTGAAATTGAGCCAAAATTTCCTTAAAATGGTTAATCTTCTTATAAGCATAGAAACACACTTCCTTTGGAGGTTCTTTGTAAGATGGTTTTTCGTTCTCTATTAAGTAGGGTATACTAACAGCACATTCATTGCAAATTAAAACTCCCTCGTCATCGAGTGGTATCAACTCACCTTTATAACAACTTTGACAAATATCCGTAATTCTGACAAATGCATTCATATCAAGAAACGATTCATCAATATTAGACAAATATTTCTGGACAATATTTTTGTTTTGATTTTCAGTCCCAGTTTGTTCTGGCTCTACGCACTGAATTTTAAAAAAGTTGAATAATGCTTGGCTCTTAGATGTAGGAATTACATTTACATTGGTACTATTACTGTTATTACCATTATTCTCAACATTTTCAATATTCTTCTTATTTTCAAAATATTCAAATATATATTTAGAATTATCCAAAAAGTAATTATTTTTCTTATCTTTTAATTCTTTGATTGTTTCATTAATTTCTCGAATACGATCTTTGATTTCCATTATCTTTTCAATTGGATAATTTGTAGTTTGATTGATAATTTCTTGTTTTAATTGTTCTCTTTCCTCTTTCAATTTAGGAATTATATCATATGCGTCCTTTGAAAAATCATTCATAAACTCTTTATGCTTACCATCTAATGTGGTTGAATATCTTTTGCAAACTTTTATCTTTTTTGCAGTTTTTGGCTTAAAAGATGGCATAATTTTAATACTTATATTATAATAATTAATTTTATTTAATTGATAATTTGCAAGAAATATATAAATCAACCTTTTTTCCACCTTTCAAAAGGTTTTGCGAAGCTAAGAGCCAAACAATCCAAATTAGAAACACAAACAAATTCTTAATAGAATGTTTGGCTCTTAGCTTCGCAAAACCTTTTGAAAGGTGGAAATGGGTTTAAACATTATTTATTGTTTCACTTCTTATTCTAAATGGATATCGAGATAAATATAGCAAATTCGAATGATGAAAACAAACAAATTGAAATAGACCAAATAAAGTTTCAAAAAATGGTATTTTTATATAATGCTTTAGACAATGGTTGGTCCATTAAGAAACGCAATAATTCCTATATTTTTACCAAAAATCACGAAGGGAAGCGGGAGATATTCGAAGCATCCTATTTGTCCATATTTATGAAGGAGAATGCCGACATTAATAAAATATTAAAATAATATGTAGGTTGTGAGTTTTAAAAAGTGTGTATTTAATTAATTTAATTTAGCAATTAAATTATTTTTCCAGAATTTTTTTTCTTTAGCAATATTATAAAATGGGAGGCGGACTTATGCAACTCGTAGCTTACGGCGCTCAGGATGTTTACCTTAAAAGCCTGTAGGGTAGAAAAACATCGGGGAATATTAAACCAATAAAATATTCATAAAACCCTTTGTGGCCTTTGTTGCAAATAATTAGCAACTTATCCACTGATGTTAATTAGGGATACTAAATAAATGTTTAGTATGAAAAACCCTAGTGAGAAAATCAAACTGCTTGAAACCCCTAAAGCTTATTCTACTAAGCAACTTTTGTGAGAGAGTTGTGGCCAAGATAAAAAACTTGGGTATAGTAAAAATGAATAAGATAATTTCAAACGTGAAATATTTGAAATAAATGGGCAATGAGCATCCAAGCTTCTTTAAATTTTATAATAAATAATAAAATGAAATAAATAGAATAAATAATATATATAATAAATGTCAACTCTTAATAATGAAATAGTAGAAATAGACAGACAGTGTGTTAAATGTGGAACAACTAAATGTATTGAAAAATTTAGACAATACAATAGCAATTCACATTCTAATACCTGTAAAAAATGTTTAAATGATATGGATAAAATAAGAAAAAAACATCTAAGACAACAAAAACAAGATAATTGTTTGGCAAAATGCGAAAAATGTAATAATGAAAAAATACTAAAAGATTTCGCTAAGCTTAAAAAATTTTACAAGAAAAAAATATGTCTAGATTGTTATCCAACATTTTTAAAAGAACAAAAAACTGAATGGTGCAAAAATGAACACAATACAAATATGAATTACAGAATAAAAAAATCATTGGCTGCACGGTTAAGAAATGTTCTCAATAAAAATGACACTACTATGAATTACATAGGTTGCAATATTCAATATTTTAGAGAATGGCTAGAATATAATTTTACAGGAGAAATGAACTGGGATAATTACGGTTCATTCTGGTCAATTGATCATATCATTCCTGTATGTAAATTTAATTTGTCTGTTGAAGACGAAAAATTTAAATGTTGGAATTGGTCAAATATGATGCCAGTGACAGTAAATTATAATTCATCTAAAAAAAATATTGTTATGGAACAAATAAATTATATTATTGAAAAAATAGAAAAGTTTAAAGAAGAAGGTTCAACGACTAAATGGTTTTCGAGTGAATTTATATTAAATATGGAACTAGTTTTAAGTAAATAAAAATAAAACGAAATAAATTCATTTTAAGATATAGTCTAATCCTTATCGAAAGATAAGGTAGAGGAAATGTACAGGTAATCCTCAAATCACCTTCTGGAAGGTAACTTACAGAAGGTACACTAACTTTGCCATCGAATCGATTGAGCAAACTTTCAACGGCCAGGCCGATTTTGGACGAAGAGTTCAATGCGTCATCTCCAGAAACGGTGACCTCGCTTACAGAACCTATTTGCAAGTGACTCTTCCTGAGATCAACCAGCTTATGGGCATTGCCTCCTTCGCCGCTGGCGTTGGTTCCGGTGTCTATGCCCGTTGGTTGGATTTCCCCGGTGAGCAACTCATTGCTCAGGTTGAGGTTGAGATCGGTGGTCAAAGAATTGACCGCCAATATGGTGACTGGATGCACATCTGGAACCAGCTCACAATGACTGCTGAGCAACAGCGTGGATACTTCAAGATGATTGGTAACACCACCCAGCTTACCTTCATCACTGATCCCTCTTTCTCTGAGGTTGATGGCCCTTGCGACTCCTTGGCTCCCCGCCAGGTTTGCGCCCCCAGAAATGCTCTCCCTGAGACCACTCTGTACATCCCTCTCCAGTTCTGGTTTTGCACCAACCCCGGTCTTGCTCTGCCTTTGATCGCTCTCCAATACCACGAGGTCAAGATTAACCTTGATATCCGCCCTATTGATGAGTGCTTGTGGGCTGTCACCACCTTGTCTTGCAACTCTGGTGCTACTGCCAATGACCCCGCTGGAAGCAGAACTGCCTCCGCTGGATATGCTCTTAACCAGTATACCCCCGGACGCCCCGTTCCCGCTGCCATTGCCTATAACCAGTCTTTGGTCGCTGCCTCTTTGTACGTCGACTATGTCTTCTTGGACACTGACGAGCGCCGAAGATTCGCCCAGAACCCCCACGAGTACCTCATTACCCAGCTCCAGTTCACTGGTGATGAGTCTGTTGGTTCTTCCTCGAACAAGATCAAGCTCAACTTTAACCACCCCGTTAAGGAGCTTATCTGGGTTGTCCAGCCCGATCAGAACGTTGACTATTGCTCATCTTTGGTGTGCGATGCTCTCCTGTTCAAGGTTCTCGGTGCCCAGCCCTTCAACTACACCGATGCCATCGATGCTCTCCCCAATGCTATCCACGCTTTCGGAGGCCCCGCTGCCGTCGCTGCTGACTCTCGTGCCTTCATTGATGCCCGTGGTCTCTTCAACGATGCTGGTGCTCTTGACTATGACATCCCTCCTGGCTTCACTGGATACTGGAACGGTGCCCAAAACCCCTACAATGAGTGGAATGGTGGTGGCCCGGCTGTTCCCTTGAATCCTACTGCTGCTGCTACGATTGACCCCACCATCCTTGCTCAACTCAGGGATCTCTCCAATGGTCACCTCGATAACTCCACCGTCTCTGACGCTGGTACCTTCGTTTTGACTGAGTCTTCTTTGGATATGCACTGCTGGGGACAAAACCCCGTCGTCACCGCTAAGCTCCAACTTAACGGCCAGGACCGCTTCTCTGAGCGTGAAGGAACCTACTTCTCGTGGGTGCAACCTTACCAGTCGCACACCAGAAACCCTGATGAGGGTATCAACGTGTACTCCTTTGCTCTGCGCCCTGAGGAGCACCAACCCTCGGGCACTTGCAACTTCTCCAGAATTGATAACGCCACCCTCCAGCTTGTCCTCTCCAACGCCACCGTTGAGGGAACCAAGACTGCCAAGGTCCGTGTCTATGCCACCAACTACAACGTGTTGAGAATTATGTCGGGTATGGGAGGGTTAGCTTACTCAAATTAAGTGAACTGAAATATAATATTTCAATTAGAAAAAATAACAATTTAATAACTAAATTAACTCTTTTAATTATTAAAGCAAAAAGGTAATAAAATATCTAGTATATATATAAAATGGCATCAAAATCTGCATCCGATGTACCAGCACATTTACCCAGACACGGCGAAATTAAGGCACTCATTGCGTTTTCACGCAATCAAGGAGCAAACGGCCACGATGATTTCGGAAAGGCTGAAACATTGTTACGAAAAATGAAAGACAGAGGCGTAAACTTAAACAAAGTTCGCCGAGCAGCAAATGAAGAAATTTTTGACGACCGTAATGCACAAGAATTTCTAATTGAACGGATTAGATATGTAGACACAGGCGCAGAGTCGCCTAATTCTCAACGTCGACGTGAGGCAAGAACTGCTTCTGCATCAGTAGCAAAAGGCAGACGAACTAAGCGTAGACGTGGTTCTAGACGTAGTCACAGTGGTACTAAACGCCGTAAACATAGTCGAAGACATTAAATTACTTGTATTTTATATAGTGTAATTTATCTTTAACATCTACAGCAAATGATACTAAGTATGACATTAAACGGGACAATTGAGTTTCCATATTGTTGTTTTGTTCAACCAATTGCTTCATCTGATCTTCCATCATAAGCAATTTGATATTAATGTTAATTACCAAACTGTCCTTCTCCGACAACATTTTTAGTAACATAATATTTTCTTCTTTAAGAGATTTATTCTCAACCGTAAGATATTTATTATCAAGCGTAAGAGTATTGGTTTCATTATCTAGCGACATATTGTTACAATTTAATAACAAGTAATCTTTAACTTTTTTACAAACAATAATAAACAATTAATAATAATTAGCATTTAAATATTAAATATTAATTATTAAGTATAAATAATGTTGATTGAGCCAAATGTATTAATTTTTGGAGGTAATGGATGGATAGGTTCCAAAGTAGTAGATTTGTTACAAGGTATGAATATTAAATGTATCACGTCATTATGCAGAGCAGATGATATAAATATGATAAAAAGAGAGCTCGATTTGATTGGAAATGTGACACACGTTATGAGTTTCATTGGTCGCACACACGGTGTTT